AACCAGGTTGTAACGGATTATCATCATCACGTATTCTTAATCCTCTTGCTTTAAATCCTGCTGGTAAGTTAGATAAAGTTCCTGCATCAATTAATTGTCTTAAAGCAGACGTTGCAGTTCTAGATAATCCACCTAACATGTGAATCAAACCAAAACCATAAAATCCTAGGCCAGGTAAAAACTTGTAGTGTACAAAGTATTGTTTCTTTTTCTTAAAAGAATCCTCTTCTTCAAAGTTTCTGTAAATTGATAATACTTGTTGCGAGCCTTCATCTATAGTTACAATGTATGGTAATTTTATTCCGTCATCATTTTCGTAACCTGGTACGTCAAGATCACAATGTATTTCTAATAAAGTATAGACATCATTCTTATATGCTGAACCAGTAGGTCTTACACCATCTAGTTTATTAACAGCTTCTTGAACGTTTGAATTGCTTGGTTCATTTTGGTATTGAAGATCTACATCTTTGTAAATACCTTGTACCTGCATCTTTCTAACTTCGTTTTCATTTCTTTTAATTACATGTGTAACTCTTTCAGCTGTTGCTAAATCAGTTGCACTATAAGGTACTATTAAATCTTCACTTGGGACAAACTTCGATACTGCTCTATTAAGGGTTGTATCAAAATAAATTTTCTTAAATGCCGATCCTGATAAAGGTAGATAAAATAACATCTGGTCCAAATCTGGATCAAAATCTTCCATGACATGCATAATTTGATAGTTCATAAATTCTTGGACACGCTGTGCTTGTTCTTCTTTCTGAGCATTTTGCTCACCAATAATTTGTGTTCTCACAGGGCCATTAGCTGGTAATAATTCTTTATAAGCTTGTGCTTGAAACTGTGTTACTGTTTCAGCAAGTAAAGGATGTGTAACACCACTAGCTCCTTGAAAGGGTTGAGATCTATCTTCGTAATTAAATCCTAGTAATTTTAAACCCTTTGAGTATGAATCATACCATTCATCTCTTGATGATTTATCATCTTTGTATTCCTGCATAAGATCTGAAGACAAATTTTGTAAATCTTCTTCATCAATAAACTCAGCTAAATTTGCATCAAATCTATCTTCTGGTGGTGTTTCAACGGGATTAATGATAGCTCCACCATCATCTGTCATTTCGACGTTTTCTATTGTTAATTCATCTTCTGGTGTTTCAACAGTAATCGACTCAGATACGACCTCCGACGGCTCACCTGTAATTCTTCTTTCAACCATTAAGCTACCTCAAATATATCAATCATTTCAACAAGTCCACCTCTGGCTTTGTGGGTTTTGTATGGTTCTAGCATTTCTTCTGTAATTTTGATAGCAAAAGATGGTGTTGTATTTTTATCAGTAGGCACTGATATTCTTTCCAATCTATAATTTGGGTTGTTATTTATTAATGTTTCGGCTTGGTTTCGATTAGATAAAGTTGCTACCATGTTCCCGTTTTGATCAGTAATTTTAAATACATCTTTTGCTCCTCCTTTAGTTTGCACGTTGAGTATCATAAATTCTGAGTTGTTAGATTTTGCTTGTGTTTTTAATATCTTCTCTATGACAGATGTATAGTGCTTGCCATCTGGTGTTTTAGCATTTGGACCACCGTAAAATTCTGACATGCCTATACCTTTGTATTCTGATCCCAAGAATTCTCCTCTAGCTGTAAAATAATCAATCTGTTTTTTCTTATCGGCAGCTCTTACATCCATTGGTGTAGCTGAGTTACCTTTGAAATTATATCTGTCGATGACAAACTGATCAGGTGTAACAGCATAAAAATCTGGTACATTATCTTCTTTTAAAACAAATTTTCTGTATGCGAGCTCAAACAAATCTTTTTTAATTAGAGCGTCTGCCCATTCCTCTCTTTTCTTAAATGGTATATCTGGAAATAATCCGTCATATGTTTTGCTGTCTATAACAATAAGTTCATTGATCATTTCGTCAATGTTTTGTGTTAATGCCTCTTTTAATCGTGTAACAGAAGCAGGATCAAGTTCTCTTGTTTCAATATATCTATTAATAATCTCATCTACCTCAGCATCGAGTTTCACTAGTTTTTCACCAATCAAATCAACTTCTGTTTGTGATCTTTTTAGTGGTCTAAACACTGATTTGTTTTCCTCAAAAAACTCTAGTGCTTGATTACCCATACGACTTAACTGTGGCAGTGTTGTTGAATCTTTGCCTTCGTCTTGTATTTTTCTTAAAGTGGCAACAAGTTTTTGTTTTCTGCCAGCTGCCGCTTGCATAATATCTGATTGTATTTCATCAGCAAATGCTACACGAACAACGCCGCTCGTATCAACGTTAGATCCTTTTGCTATTTCGCTATCTAAATCTCTAGTTTTTACAATCAACTCATCCATCTGATCTACTAGACCAGGGCTTATTTCACCAAGTGTATCGCCATAGTCAGTAAGCATTTGTTCTAAAGATAATTCATTAATGACATCAAGATCTGCCTGATTTAAACCTCTTCGAACACCCTCTCTATTTAATTTGTTAATTGCTTCTGCATATAAACCAGAAAGTTGTCTTTGCGCTCTTTCTCTTTCACGAGTGAGACCAGGTACTTTTGATGCTGTTTGTGGTGCTGATAGTTTTGTTGGTAATATTGCATTACGGTCCGTGAGCCGTGTCCATCCAACTATGTATGATTCATCAGGTATACCAAACCCGTGTTGAGAGATACTCTCACCTTGAAAAATTCCTTGTGGATCAGCGCCTGAATCGCCAGGTAATTTGTTTTTAGGTATGTATAAAACTCTTTCACGTTGCGTGTCTGATATGTAACCTGGTTCTGCGTAGCCTGAATATGCTGTAGGTTTCTCGCCATACGGATTAATGATCTCGGACCCCTGACCTGTAGCATGAACATGCATGCCTCTAATAGGTGACTGACGTAAATGATCAATGACTTGTTTTTTTGGTATTGGTGTATTCTCATCATAGATACGAAGCAAAGATTCTATTTGGTAATCTCTAAATTCAGAATCTCTAATTCTATTTTTACGGAAGAAATCAAGTAAAGCTTTTTTATTAATAAATATTTCTGGGGTATCTGGTCTTGCCAAAACTCTTTCTATGTCAGAATAGAAGACACCTGTGATTGGTTGATTTGTTTTTGGTGTTACAGCTATATCCATACCTGTTACATCATCAACTAAATTAACCTTGTCATTATCCTCTGGTGTTGGATCAAACACATCATCTTGTTTTTTAATTTTTTCTTGTTCTAAACTTTGTTTTTGTTTCTTTGTTGGATTATTTAAATTTTCTTTTGGTGTTGGTATTGGTGCTGTTTCGTTTACAGGTGGCTTTGTAAATAGTTTAAAGAAAGGTAATTTAAGATTTGCTTGCTCCATTTCTCCTGTAAAAATATTTTCTGTTGGTTGCACATCAAAAGTTTTTGTCATCGGTGCAGCAGATGTTTTCTGGTCTATGTCAAATACATCTTCTTTTGGTTTTTCCTCACCAAAAGACCGTTTCGTGCCTTTTGCTGCATCACCAAACTCTACTGTAATTCTGGGTTTTGGCTGTAATAACTCCTGTTCCTCTTCAAATATATCGTCCACGTCTCCTACTAATCCTCCGCTTTGCATTGCAGTGACTTTGCCAGTTTTAGCTATATTATTTACTCTAAAACCAGCTTCGTTTAATAAATCAATTGCTTCTTCTAATTGTGCAATTTGTTCATCTGTAACACCTGTTTTTTGTTTTATCAATTCTCTTTCTTTAGATCCTGGTGGACCCCCAGTAAGGTCTGTAAGTTTTTCGGCAAGAGTTTTATGTTTACCTAATACAAAATCACCTACTGCAATCTCAGCACCTAATTTTTCAAGCTCCATATCTACTTCATTAAGTCTGCTCATGTCTCCAGTTGCTTCAAACTCATCAACAGCCGCCCTTGCTCTTTTTTCTAACTGTGGCTGTTTAAGTGAATTGTAATATGAAAGATCAAGATAATAAGATCCTGGTATCATACCTGACCCTACAAGGTTTTCACCAACAGTTTCACCAACTTGTGATGACTCGAATGTGTGTGCTATTTGTATGCTATTTCTAGCATCTTTAACTCTTTCTTTCTCTGTTCTAATTGTACCGTCAGGTCTTTTTTTAGGTGCTTTGAAAATTTGATCTAAAGCTGGTTTTGCTAAATTGCCTACTTCTTCTCTAATTTTATCATGATATGAAAACTTTAAAAAATTTTGATACTCAATTGAAGTTGGATCTAACAAAGCCAACATATCATTACCAAATTCATTTATAAAAGGATCAAAACTACCTTGAACTGGATTTCTTGTGTCGGCTGATGTTTCTCTAATAAAATTTAGGTATCGTTTTAGTTTTGTAGAAAAATCTCTTTTAATTCTTCCCTCAACAATTGGATAAAAACTGTCATCCAGTTGTTTCATATTATTTTTTAAATTATTATAAATATCATTTGTATTAAGGTAAGTTTCAAATTTATTTGCAATAGAAGTTTTTTCAAGGCTATCTTCTCCGACGCTTAAAAATCTATTTATCTGTTGTATTTGATCTCTGTTATAAACCCTACCTTTTTCAAAACCTTTAGTTTTATCAAATTCATCAAAGTTTTTACTTTTATTGTAATCATTTATTTTTCTAGAAAGAGCTCTTTTAAAATTTACATCTTTGTTTGTAATATCAAAACCTGAGTATTTTGATCCACTTGCGTCACTAACAAATGCTTTTGCAAAAGCCTCTCTAACTGCTCTTGGATCATTCATGTTAAATCCTTCAACTCCAGTCAAAATATCGAATTGATTATAAATTTTTTGATCAGCTTCTTTTGCTATTTCAGATTTGGCTTTACCACCTTTTGTACCAACATCACCCTCTCTTATTATGCTAAACTGAGCTGAAGGGTATTGTCTAAAAAAAGAGTCAGGTGGAATTTTAACATTACCCATACCATCAGTATAAAAAAATTTAGCTGCTGTAGCTTCATCTTGCGTCATGGCTAATTTAAGTTCAGTTGCACTTAATTTAGCAGCATTTTCTTTTATAAACTTTTCACCCTTTGGCGTAGTTTTTTTAACACTACCTTCTGGTGCTAAATTTCTTTTCTTTGATAATCCCTTTTGTATGGCTAATTTTTCTAATCTATTAAATTCTTTTTTGCCTACATCTTTTCTTAATTTTTCAATTGCTTTTACTCTATTTTTTTTATTAGCATGAGCAGCTTCATATTTTTGACTAAAATTATTTACAGCTTGATCTGCTTCTTTAGCTGCTTTTTCTAATTGAGGGTCAACACCAGGTTTGATTTGTTTTTGTTCTTGTAAAAAATCTCTACCGAGTACATTTATACCTGTATCTCTTTCTCTTGGTGTTGGTCCACGTTTCTTTTTTCCTGACATAAATCTTTTCTGTATAATGCCACCACCTAAAGTTGTGTCTAGCTCTTGTATAAAACCTGGTTGCTCTGCCTCTATGGCTTTAAGAACTTGTTCATCATTTAATAAATCCTGTATCGTTTTACCTGATTTCTTACCATAAACTTTCATACCTGTTTTAATTAGTGGGCTAATAT